ATAGTCTCTGTGCCGAATATATAACCAATCCAAAATCCTGCTAAGCAAAACAAGCCATATAATATTAATGCTAATGTATAATCTGTCATTTTCTTTTCACCTCCCCTCTAATAATTTCTTATTCTCTTTATCTGCCAGTATCGCCACTCCCGGCATGACCCCCTTTTCCATTGCAGCCCTGATATAAAACTTAATATCCTTAGTTAGGCATTTCCCACCGGCGCCCCTGTACCCGTCAAACAGTGGATCAAGGTGCATGGGATTAATGTATTTATCCAGTTTGAATGCCTCGAATAACCTGTAATAATCAGCCCCGCATTTTTGACAGATGTCATACAGTTCATTACCAAATACTACTTTTATAGTGTACAGACTGTTTAAGGCCACCTTTGCCAACTCTGCTTCTACCGGTTTCATCATTAATATTTTTTTGTTGTATATCACCGGTGAAAACAATTCCTTGAAGATTTTATAGGTAGCTTTTTTATGCGTGCCTACAATTATTTTATGAGGTTGCGTTTCATCTCTTAGGGCAGTCCGTTCCCTTAGGAATTCCGGCAAGAATACAAATTCCCTATTATACTTTTCTGCAAACTTATCAGTCATTCCCGGGACCAAGGTTGACCTTATGGCAATGATGCCTTTCCGGTTTTTAATGTTTGTATACTTAACGGCCTTTTCTATGTCCTTAAACTTCATGTCGGCTGCTGTCGGTACGCAGATAAAAACAATAGTGCTGCCCGATATATCATCCTTGAATCCTTTAGCCAGGTCGTACCTATTGACGGTATGCCCCAGGTCTTCCAATAGCTCCGCCAGGCTTCCCCCGACGACACCGCAACCTACTACAGCAAGTTTCATTTTTTTACTATACATTGAACGATTCACCAAGACTGTTTTCATCCCCCTTTTCTTTTTTTAATCTTTCTATATCTTCTTCCGCATCACTGACAAGCGGATTTTTCCTGACTGCTTCTTCCTGGCTCATGATAGAGTCACCACCCCTTGCAGTCGACAGGGAGCTGACTAATTCTGTTACACTCTTAGGTAACACATCGCCGAATTCAATAGAGATATCAAGCTCCACTAGTTTTTGCTTATCCTTTAGGCTTGTAGTCCCGAGCATGGCCTTTAATAGATTGTTACGCCGGGTTAAGGCCTCTCCAAATACTTCTTCTTTGTCTTTGGCTTTTAATATGGCATCCATGAAGAGAAATTTAAGGGCTTCCCCGGAGGTCTTTGTTAATCCCTGGACATTGTTAAAAGATAAATCCGGAGTGGATGTCTGAGAAAAGATTATGTCTTTCAATGTCTCATATTCTAATTTAATTGATTCCGGCGCATTCTCCCAGGTCAAGTATTCAGCATCCCCGTAATTAACTTTGCCTGTAGTGAGGTCTGTTTCACCTGAAAATTGTAATAGTTTTCCTACTTCGGCTTTGTCAGGAGGATTTGCTAGTTTACCTTTGATTTTTAATGTCGGGGATCCAAAGTAATCGTTAGTATCAGCAAATTTACTGATCAACATTTCGCTTCTATCTATTTCTGACTGTACACCTCGCCATTCCGGCTCTTCCTGTTCGTAAAAGATGACCGGGATTTTACCGTAAAGATTTTCCTTTTTGTCGACTTCCCAACTTTCTTTTTTAGTCCCTTTTATAATTTTCTCGGCAGTATAGATATCGACATGGTCATAGGTTTTTTCATCCACATCGACTAATTTATATTTCCGGGTAAAAGCATCCAGGTCACCGTTTTCATTAAAATGGGAATATATCTCGTCACCATTTTTACTACATAGGAGAACCACTTTAATATGTTTTATGTTTTCTTCATCAATAGTCACATACCACAGCTCCGCTACCTTAGTCTCCACAAACAGTCTGCGTGCCAGTCTTTTATTAAAGTATTCAAGTTTGTTTTTGTTCCATATATCCTGGATTAAACCAAAGGCTTCTTGATAACTTTCTTCTTTGTTGTTGAGACTTAGTTTCACGGGATCGCCAAATAAAAATGATACAGCCATGTTGACTATTTTTCTTTGATGCCGGATGACCAGCTTAGCTTGAGGAACATTTTTTCTATTTGTCCCGGTGCCAACCGTCTTTGCCTCTCTATTCAGGATCTCATGCTCTCCCTGGTACTCCTCTATATTCTTATCAATATCCCTTTCTACCGGATCCTTACAGAGGACAGTTGTTAATTTATCATAGTCTTTTTCATGCTTATCCAATATATCTTTTATGTTCATATCTTTTGCTCCTTCCTTTTATTTTGTTATTTTTAAAATATTCCTAAACCACTTGCTGTGTATACTTCTTCTTCTTTCTTCTCAAATATCCGGTCATTCAGGGCATAACGGATCTGGTCCATGAAATGGTCATTTTTCTTAACCGGTTCATTGATCGTTTCCCCGTCTTTGTTCTTTTTCCATTGATACTGCTGAAATTCATTAATGGCATTCTGACAACTTTTATCGATAATAATGTTAAATTGTTTTATATACTGAATCCCGAAATTAACACTTCCCGGCCCCTTTTTGGCAGCCAGGGCATTAATACCGTATCCCCTTAATTCTGCTATAGATTTAGGTTCGTTATCACACCGGATATATTCTTTATGTATGGCCGGTAATAATTTGGCAGCTATAAGATTATTCATTAATCCCAGCTCATAGATCATTTCATCCAGGATGTATAAGTTCTTTCCTTTTATGGCCTGCCTGCCTGCTGCGGTCTGATCATTGCTATAACCGAAATCAAGCCCGTTATAGTAGGTCCCGAAGGTATTTTTAATTTTAGAAAGATCCGCTATCGTCCAGTTGGTATAGATTAGGCCGCCTAATACGCCCCAATTGCCCAGGGTGTAAACTTCGTGATAATATCTATCTTTTTCGTTCTCTAGTTCGTCATGATCAGCTTGAGACAGGAAACGATTATCTTTATGAGTTGTTTTAAGGATCGATAACCTATCATCATGATATTCGTTGCTGCCTTCTACCCAGTTGGTAAAGAAATCTTTATAGATCCAATGAGACCGCATGATCGGGTTAAAGGATAATACTAAACGTTTTTTGACTTCCTGTTTTACGCCTTCTTCAAGTCCCCTTAACCGTTTGTTAAGCTGCTTATAATCTTCTCTTTTTATTTCTGTTGACTCTTCAACCCAGATATCAGTTATAACGCCTTTCTCCGGGGTTACTCCCTTCAACTTTTCCGCGTCATCAAGACCGCTAAAGAGGATTTGATATCCGTTAATACAGGTGATGGTCATTTCCGTTTTATTAATTTTAAATAAGCTTTCTGCTTTAAACTTTGTTATGGCCTTTTTTATTTCATTAAATACCGATGACCGGATCGTTTTTGCTGTATTTCTTATGATGAGATAATTTCGGCCACCAGCTAATATGTCCTTAACACATCTGTCAGCAATAAATACCGTTTTCCCGGCCGAAGACCCACCAAAAAATATTTGAGTTCTAATCATGCAATCCAGGTATGGAACGTAGACCTGGTTAAAGATCTTCTTAGATATTCGTATATCTACATCACTCATTCAGTTATTGTCACCTTAATTTTTAGGTCTTTAGGTAAATCTACCTTATGTTTCTCTGCCGGATATTGATCGGTTAATTTGTAGGCCATATCCAGATATTTATAGCGAATATTTAAATCGTCCACTTCTATAAAATCCGTGTCCTTAGGTCCAGCTTCGTGTAAGTCTCCGGTGCTTGATTTATTTTCTTTTGGCGGGGTAACTATAACAGATATTACTTTTTTTGCCTTTAATCCTTCTACTAATTTTTCAGCTAAAAAGTGATTATTTGCCCCTAACATATCTAAAAGCTCAGAAGCTTTAATGTTAACTTTGCGTAACCATCGCCAACCTAAGACACGTGCAGATTCTTTCTTGCAATCCGGACTAATTTCCATATAGGCCAATGTAACATTACCTTTATGCTTCACATACGCATCTATAAAATTTTTTTCCTTAAGTGTTCTTTTTACTTCGCTCATATATCACCTCATATAAAATAAAAAAAGCGCCAAATCATAAAGCATTTTATTGCTTTTACAACTTGGCGCTCTAGGCGCTCTACGGTTATTCAGTTTTTAAAACATTATATTAAATTATTAGTCAACTGTCGAACATACGTTTATATTATTATTCTTTCTTGTATTCTATTACAGCATTATGAAAATTAGTGATTATTCTTTCTGCTTCTTCATCACTCATTATTATCGTATGTGCAGACCACATCATATCTTCTAAGTACATATCTTTTATCATATGCCTTTTTATTTTCTTTATTATCCCCTTAATCCATTTTATCATTTGTCACCTCTGCCCCGTGCTTGACCATCCACTCGTTAAACTCTATCTCTATTTTCTCATCTTTCACATGGTGCATTGCCAGTTTAATTGCTTTTATGGTATAACGATTTATCGTGTTAAAATGAACCCTATTTGCTTCAGTCGGGTCTAACTTATTTAGTGCATTCTGACTTTTATTGACGTATTCCACAATAAATTCATTCAGTAATACTGACATTCTAGGAATTAATTCAATTATATCCACTTATAAATTATTCCCCCTTATTCTTATTTTACTCTTACACCACAAATATTTCAAATATTCCCTCTCTCATGGTTAGATCCCTCCCTCACTTTAACAGCTTTTTTATAATCTACTATCCATGTAACAGTAGTTATCTCCTTAATTTTGGAAGTGACACACATAAAGTTTCCACACTTTGGACACTTTACAATTTGCTTTTTTGGATTGCCGTGTATATCAAAGCCGGGAGACCCTAAATAGAACATATGTGTACAGGGTCTCCTAACCTTGTCTTTGTCTATATAAAATCCTTTGCATCTTATTTCTTCCAGTTCGTCATTATTGTTAATAATATCACCTCCCAGGGTAATTTACACCCGCCATTCCTTCAATCTTTTTATATTCTTCCTTATCCAATGAAGTTATTTTACCTTGCATAAATAACCAATTCGGGTCAGTAGATTTCATTGTATGCTGAAACATAATCTCATTTTTTCTAATCTCTTCAATTTTATCAACAAGCACTTGAACTTTTATCTCAACTTTCATCTTCTTATTTTCCCCCTCTATAATCCTTATTCCCACCCTGGGATTAACTTTCTATATTTTTCCATCATCTTATAACTGATAATTTTAGCAAAATCTATCTTTAAATCATCTAGCAAAAAGTTCATCATTTTACCATTGGCCTTAGACCTGGAA